TTCGTAGAAATAAATATGCTCAAGTCTAAAATAATTATCTTTTATGCTCCATTCTATATTAAATCTATCTTTAAGAAATTTAAGTATTTCGCCTAATGATATTATGTTTCTTGTCGCAAAAACACTATCTTTTACATGCATGTTACTAATTTGCGTCAAGCATGGGTATTTTCGAGCTAAACCGCTTATAGGGTTTGCTGCCAAATAGAAAAAATCTGATTTTACATTTAATTTTATATCGAAATAATTAAATATAGCTTTAATAGTTTCTATTAATGTAAAACTTTGAGCCTCGTGAGTTCCTTTATACGTGATTGATTCTGTTTCAACTGCATCATCAGCTTTAAACCATATAGAGAAATTATTCCATACGCGTTGACCAACAGGCTTATATTCGTAATCACTATCTGTTGCACTTATTTGCGAACTTGCTGTTTTGTATCCTACTACCGTATTTAAAGGTTTTACAAAATAACCTCCCGAACTTGATTTTTGATAATTAGTTTCTGTTGATTGTGTGTTTTTGGTTGCGTAAATAGTCATTTTTCTGAGTCTGTTTGGCGATATATTCTGCCTTACAGAAACGTAATCATACATAAAATTGTTAGTAAAAAAATTATCATTACGAGCAATTTCATCGTCAAAAGTAGTATATGATGTATTGTTTGTTAGTGTTCTTACAAATACTCTCTTCCAAGGCGAGAATTGAGTTGTATATCCATAAGTTACATTTGTAAATGTAAAATCTGATATTTCTGTATAATCTTCATTTATTTTTTTCTTATTTGAATACCAAACCATTACTCCATTTAAAAAAACTTGGAATTGCATTTTTTTATTACCATCTGTAGCAACTAATTTCAACTCATAAGCACCGTCAAAAGTTTTGCAACGAAAAGCTCCAAAATCTTGAACACCATCAGCATCGATTGGCATTATGAAAGGTTGAGAAAATCCATAATTTCCCAAAGGGCATGCAATTTGAAAAGCCTCTGAATTTTGCCAATATTTAAATTTTCCAATAGTTACACGTCCTAATCCACAATCGTGAGATAATGGTACTGAATTTTCAATAATCTCACACTCCTGTTTCCAACTTGTACCGCCACAATAACAAGTGCATTCACTGTCGCCAAGTACGTACACTTGATGTAAAATAGGACTGTAAAATGTTGTTGTTACTTTTTTGCAGTCAATATCTGAAAGGTTTATTTCTTTGTCTAATATTTGAGAAATTCTTTCATAGTAGTCGTCGGTTTTTAATGTAGTTTTTATTATTTTCGCATCGTAATTTACTTCCATCATTTCATAAGTGAAATACCCCGTATAAATAGTAACAGGACCATCTTTTATTATCACATAAAATTTAGTTGTTAAAGGTGCTGCAATTATATTATCAAAATCAACTCCGCAAAACTCTAAATCGCCCTCAAATGATACTCTTTTGCTTATTCCATCTGCTACTATTTGAGCATTTGAATATCGTGGAAAACATGTAACTATTGAAGTTAGCCATTTTAATTGAAAATTATACATAATAAGTTGTATTTATTCCGCGTTTTTCTACTGTTTTACCGTTAATTGTGTAAATCTTATGTTCTGTATTTTTTACTATTTTGCCTACTCCTTTTTCTAAATTGTGAGTATTCATATAGTAATGCACAGATAGATTTCCACCTTGTTGAAATTCTCTATTATTAATCTGTTTTATCCAATTTTTTAAATTATCGCCATACAGTGCAGTTGCTTTGTCATTAAATATCGCCCATCGCTCGCCTTTTTGAGCAAACATTTTTTTACCGTTGCGTTTTCCAAAGTACGTATCGTTACCGCTTGCATGAGTTCCTCCTCCTATTACGTCAGTACCTCCTTCTGAAAATTCTTGTCTTGTTTCGCGTGAAGCTCTTACCTTTGTAGCAATAAAAGCCGTCCACATAGCCCCAATTAAAGGCAAATACACATATGGTTTGTCTGCACCTACCTTTTTAATTACTGCTGCCGAAGCACTAACTAAATTAACACTTTGCTCTATGCCTTGCATTATTTGTTGTTGTCTTAATGCTTTTCTTTCTTCCTCTAATGCTCTTTTTTGTATTCTTTTTGCATCGTTAAATTCCTTTTCTGCTAACATTATATTCGCAGCATACCCTTGCTCTTTTAGCATATATTGTTTTTCGAGGTTTGTTTTGGCGTTTTCAAGTTCCCTGTCGGCATTATCTACACGTTTTTTAGCTATTTTTACTTCGTTATCAAAATGTTCTGACAAAATACCCTCTAATTGTTGCGTAGCTGTTTTTACCGCATCGAGTGATTCTTTGTCAAGTGCCAACCTTTCTAATAGCGTTTCTTTATTCATGTGGTCGCCCAAATAAGGAGTATATGGCGTAGCTTTTGTATTTATCGTTGATGTAGGTTTTAATCCACTTTGCGGTTTAGACGATTGAAGTGCATAATTATACATCGTTTTCTGCTCGAATTCGTATCTTTGTTTATGTAACCTCGCTAATTCAGTTTGATATTCCCTTTCTGTTATTTGTGCCAATTTTATTTTATAATCTAAAATAGCAAATTCAGCTTTTTCCAATGCATCATATTGCTCAATCAAATATTCATTTTCTAAATAATGAGCGTCTTTTACCCTTTGAGTTTCTCTTATATCTAAAATAGCAGCTTGATAATCTCTTTCGATTTCAAGCATTTTTAAGTATGCTTCTTCTTTTGTTTTTTTCTCTTTCTTTTGTTTTTCTGTTTCTAATTCTTGTAATTTTTCATTGTGTTCAAAAGTCAATTTACGCATCTCTAAATACGCTTGAAATTGGTCATTTGTCAATCCTTGATAAGCTAAAACGCCATTAGCACGTGCCTTTTGTACTTCTTTTTCCCAAAAAATTACTTGTTCTTGTGTTTGTATTATATTATCTAAAAATTTCTGTGATGAAACAGGTATATTTACATTTTGTACTGCAATATCAACTACTTTTTTTATTTCATTTACTTGTTTTTCTAATTCTTCAACGCTTTTATTATCAACAGAGAATATGTCTGATAAACTAACTTTACCCTTTTGAGCAGCCATTTTTATTATTTCAGCAGTTATTTTGCTGGATGCAGTTTCTAAAACTTTCACAAACTCCTCTGTTTCTTTTTTAGAGCTTGTGAAAAATTCTACTATTTTAGCCCCGTATATTGTTAATGCTGTTACACCTAAACTAATCAACGATTGAAATGAGAATATACTTTTTGCAAGAACGCTTAACATACTTGGTGCTTTCTGACCCTCTGCCGTCATTTCCTGTATTCCACGTTTAGCTGCTTGGACTTGGTCGATGAACATCGGTATATTGTTCGATATTGCCATAAATCCCGTTTGTATGCTATTTGCAAATGCAGGCATCTCACGTGTTAATTGCGCGAAACTCATATTTAAAGCGTTCTGATTGTAAGCATAGTTACCTACATTCATCGCTTGTTTTTGAATTATAGATCCGGTTGATAGTAACTTGTTTCTCTGTATATCAATCGCTCTATTATACGCATCTAATCGTTTACGTCCGTTTTCGGTTTCGAGGTTTAATTTAGCCTTTTCAATCGTAAGTAATTTTATTATTGCCTGTGCCCTTTGTTCTGAGTTGCTCGCACTCGTTTGCACAGATGCTTGTGCTTTGAGTAACTCTATTTGTTTGCGTTGTTCTAATGCTTGTTTTTGATATTCAATAGTGAGCTTATTGGTTTCTTGTGCTTTTTTTTGCTCAATACTTATAAGTTTCTGCTTTAATTTTTCATTTTCCTTTTCTATTCGTAACAAGTTTGATTGAGCAGCAGCTAATTCCTTACTACTATTAGCTGAATCTTTTGTAACTATTTTTAATTCATTTTGCAATAATAGAGTTTTCTTAAACGATTCGTATAATGTATCGCTTTCTTTTTGCAATCTCTTTATGCCTGCCTCAAGCGAAGCATCGTATAAGTCCTCATATCTAATCGTTTCGTTTGCCATGCTCCATTAAGCTAAAAAATTGTGATACACTCATTTCATGCGGATTGTAACCAATTCCGTATATTTTATGCAAGTAACTCATAGCGTCAAATATACTAATATTTTCGCCTTTTACCTCTATTTCTTTCGATAATTCTTGTATTTTACTTTCTAAATTATGCAACTCGCCTTTGAGTTTCATAAGGTCTTGTTCTGCCGTTTCTTTTGAGTACCTATACCCGTATGATTTAACTATATTCGCTATGTCATCATCATGCTTTACAGCTAACAGGATTAAACAATTCTTTAGTATCTGTCTTTGTTCCTCTATTCTTAAGCATCTATGAATTATGTCTTTCTTCTTTGTTCCGTCTTGTTTCAATATTTTCTCTACCTGTTCATTTATTCGCTCACATGCCTCAATCATTTTATATGTAGGCTCAAAGTCGTAATTAGTCGTATTTACTATATACTGAAATTCCCCCTCTATTATCTTAAAATAATTATAAACGGGCAAAAAGTCTATATGTCTATAAATATTCTTTTGTAAGACGTACAATTTCGGGTTTAATCCTCGCAATAGTTTCTTTATTATATTTGAAAATACCTTCATATTTTTGTGTTAACAATTTAGTTTTTTCGTCCGAACTTGTTAGTCTTATTTCCATTTCCGTTGCTGTTTCAAGTCTTACGCCCGAATAGAATTGTCCTGTTAGGTATAAATCTACTTTTCCGTTTGCACCAGGATTCATTCTTCTTTTTTGTTTTTCATAACTCAATGAACGATATACAAAAGATTTTAAACCATGTCTACCTGTATACATCTGCTCTTTAATTGCATCAATAAAAAACGTAGGGTTATCGTTTACGAGTCTTGCGAATGCTTTTCTTGGGTTCAACGCTTGTATTCGTTCGTTTTGTTGCCTCAAATTCATCGTACAATCTATTTAAATATTGCTCTCCGTTTACCATATCCTTGATAGGTTTTAAACGTAAGTGCGAAGCAATGAAATTTTTACGCCCCATTGCTAACGCACCTCTCACATTTATATCCATTATACTATTCCTTTAAATGTTATAGTATTAGTACCCTCGATTTTAATCGAAGTCAACGAAATTGAAGAACAAGCAACAAGCTCTAACGTGTAATCATTTGCTAATGTTGCAGCAATGTCATACTCCCCAATCTTGCCAGAAGCCAATAATGTTGTTATTTCTTGCGTTGCTCCGCTTGCATCTTTCAACACAAAATCGGCGTTTACTAAACCATCAACCCCTGCCGTAGTCATTGCACTGTCTACCGATTTTTTCAATACTTTAACTTTGCAACCAGTCTTAGAAACTTCCGTTACCTCTAATTCAACATCATATACTCCATCAAAATCTGTTTTAGGATTCCAATATTCTGTCTGATTCAAAGGTTCTAATACTGCTCTGTTGTTTACGAAGTCCTCTGTTGATTTAATTGTAAATGTAACGGGAGTAAGCATTTTCTCTCCTTGTCCTGCAAGTTTCGGTTTTCCCACGTGCAATCTGCATGAGATACCTGTAAATTTAGTTCCATCAGGTGTAATTCCGATTAATGAACCACTTGTATCTATTAATACACAATCCAAGTCTTTGCCGTTTAATCCGTTAAGATTTAAAGCTAAATAGGTATTAACGTCCAACATTGCCTCGAATTGTATTTTACCCCATTCTGCGAACTTTTCGCCCTGTAATGACGTTGTAAATACATCGTCGGTTGATTTGTCCGTAAAAGACTCAAACATAGGGAGCATATATACCCTTTGATTTTTAGGTAATTTCATTTTTGCTTCCCAATCCGCTTTAGTAAGTGCAGATGTTGCTGTTGTAAACTCTAATCCGCCATCGAGCGAAACTAAAGCACCAACCAACACCCCTAATTTATTGCCAACTAACTGCTTGAAACCTGTGTTTCCGAGTTCTTTGGTCTTTTCTGAAAAGTAGTTTATTTTTGCCATTATTTTTTTAGTGTTAAGTTAATTTTTAAACAATCTATAATATCATTCAATTCGTTTGGTGGTAAAAAAAGATATTCACGAGTATGGTCTATTCTTACCTCGTTATTTTGAACGGGGTTCTTGTCGAATGTGAATTTCCCCTCTCGAAACATAGTATAAAGAAATTCAGCAAATAAAGGCTCTAAAATTTCATCGAATACTGATTCGAGCCTTTGTTTTGTTGTATAATTCTTATTAGTTGCTGTAATAAAATAGAAACTTGTTGTAAATTCCGAGTAAGTGCCTCCGCGAGTTTCCGTGAAAATCGGACTCATAACAATTAAAGGATATTTAGTTCCGTCTTGTGATTTGTCATACATTAATGTAGATAGTTCAGAAGCCACTTCGTTCCAATCTGCTGCAATAAATCGCGGCTTGCTATCCATTTGCTTGACGCATTCTTCGACTAACAATATCGGATTCATATTCCTAAAAATGTTACATATTTTAATTCACTATCAGTTAATTCGTTGTAAATATCTACAGCATTATTATAAGCTCTAATAAGTTTCGTTTCGTCAAATGTACGTTCATTTGGTATTTGTTGCTGAACATTACCAACGGGGGTATTTTGATTATATGTATCACGCACATATTCAAAATATGTAAACCCAACGTACATTTCCTTAACTTTCGATTCATTTTCATCGGTAACATCAATAGGATACTTCGCCTCGATGTAGTCGATATACTTTTGTAACATGACTTGAACACCTGCATTATTAGTATCTATAAAATAAATACCGTCAAAATCATCTTTACTTATTAGACTTGCCATTTTTTCGTTCTTTTACATTTGTTTCGACTTTTTTCGCCAAACCTTTTTTAATTAAGAGGTTACCGAGTTTAACGGTAACCTCTATATTTTTCCCTTTGAATGATATTTTCATGACTATTTTCTGTTAATTGCATAAACTTTATAATATGCCTTTTGTTCTATCGCACCGGACACTCCGTGTATTCGTAAGTAAGGATAATTAAAATCAGATAACGATTTTTCATACATTCCTGTTGACGCATTTGATAGTTTTATTGTGTCAATATTTGTGAAATTAGTACCGTCCATCGAACCCTGAAGATAAAAATTATTAGTTACCGTACCGCTGACCCTTGTAACATACAATCCAATGCGTAACTGAGGAACGTCTGAACCTGTTACTCGAAGTAAAAGGTCTAATACATCATTCTTCACCAATGTATCGGTAGTTTTCCCTAAATAGTATACGTAAGTATCCTGTGCTAATGGTTTAGAACCACTTACTACTCCTACATTTGTCTGTGCATAGCTCACACTTGCTACAAGTAAAGCTATTGAAAATAATATCTTTCTCATTTTATTTAAGTTTTAATAATTAAAGTTTTAATAATTAAGCACCGGCAGTAATTGCAGTTAAAGCTGTGGTAACATCAGATACTTTCACAATAGCATCAGCATACACAGATTTAACAACTAAATTCTCGCGAATATAAGCGTTAACTGTTACGAGTCCTTTTAATGCATCATCGTCAACTTGAACGAACTCAACTACTAATTCATCGAATATGTAAAGAGTTGCTTTACTCATATCGCCAACGATTAATTTATTAGCAGTCATAAGTGCATTTTCTGCTAATGTCATTCCTCCGAATGATACTGCTCCACCTAATTGCCATTGCGGATAAATAGGCATATCAAATTCGTTTTTCAAGTAACGAACTACATCAACATCGGTAGGGTTTGCAATAAAGTTTGTCGGCATTGCACCTCCTTTAGTGTTAACCGCAATTTGAGTTTTACATTTACCAACTAAATCGACAAAGTTTGCAGCTTTGATTGATATTCCGGTAGTGCTAAATTCTTTTGCATAAGCTAATAAACCTTTAATATCGTTATTATTTCCCGTACCGTTTATCAAAGCGTTGTCTTCAGCTAAACGCATATTGTTGTTTACAAGTTGAGAAATTTCGCCAACCATGAAAGCCTCATCTTTAATTTGGTCGATTGAAACTTTGATATGGTCTTTGATTCGTTTACCTGCTAATGATTTTTCTTCCCAAGTTGCAACTGATTCATTAGATTTTGAACCCTCAGCAACCGCCCCTGCATTGTTAGTAATTGCAGATTGCTCAATCCAACGAACTGTACCGCCTGTGTTTGAGCCTAAAACTACGCGAGGTAATAAGTCTGCAACAAAAGGAATACCTCGTTGCAATTGACCTACTCCTTCAATACGGTATGCATTCGTATTGTTTGTGATACTTGCATCTGTTACAGCTTTGCGAGTAGTTCCAAAATTATACGATTTACCTGCTTGTATTGATTCTGATAATTTAGCTACATTTTCTTTGTACTGCTCTGCGAATGTTTTTTCGGTATTTTGCCCTTTGCGTTGCATTTCAGCTAAAATTTCGCCTTGTTTTTCAGCTGCGTTTTTCAATTCCGCAAATTGCTCGTTAGTTACTACACCGTCAAATTTTTTACTAATTTCATCTTGAAAATCTTTTAATGCAGTCTGTACACTTTGTATATCTTGCATCGAGGGTAAAGTTTTCTTGAACCCTTCCAATTCACTGCCTAATGCAGCTTTTAGTTCTTCTTGTGTCATTTTTTTTATCCGTTTAAAGTTTTGTTTATAAATTGTTTTATTTCTTCGAGTTTTATCGGCTCATCGTGAGTGATAGTCTCGCGTGTTTTTACTGAAAATGTAGGAGTTATCGGATTACTTCCAAATACAACTGCTGACCCCTCGATTATCTTTGCCTCTGTTACCGCGTAGAAATAATCATATGCTATGTCTTTAGGGTTAGCAACTTCTCCTATGTATTTATCCCAATTCTTTTTTTCTTCGGCTGCCCATGATTCTTTAGAGTTCACGCATAAGAAAACATTAATATATTGCATACCTACCGAATGATTATCTACATAACCATTTTTATATTGATTGAACATATATTCATGTTCCTTTGCGTAAATATCGCCCTCAAACATTAATGCTTGTGTATTTCCTTGTAAATTAGCACCTAATTGTTGCCAAGTAAATGTCTTTACACTTGCATTCATTTCTCTGCTTATAACATCCTCGAATGCTTGCGAATGTTGTTTAAGTAGTTTGAATGTCTTTTTTTGCTTCAATGATTGATTCCAAATGCTCGGAATATGAACGTCTTGATGACTATCGTATAAGTTAGTAGTATTAATGATTAACTTCACATGTATTTTGTCGATTGATTCAGCTTCGTAACTTAACGATTTCATGCAAACATCGTTCACTTCATCGTAAAACGAAATAGCTATACCGTCCGCATGTTTTATAGTCGACCGCTTATGGCTTATTAATTGCTTACTATTTTGACAAAGGTACTTGTGCAACTGTGTCAAGTTATCAAACTCTTTCATTTTTTTACGACTTTAGATTGTTTTTTAATCTTTCTAATCTTTTCAAATTCTTCTTTATTCATAGCCTTTTAGTATTTCTTTTGCTTCTTCAATAGTTAATATTCCAGCTTCTACATTTGCTCTAATTGAATTACTCATACTTGCGTAGGTATCAGCTTTGAGTTTTTTATCCTCTTGCATGAAACTCAAATGTGAAAAATCGAACATAAACGAATATCCTTTTTCTTTTGTGTTAAATATTTTATCGAACCCCTCGGCAATACTTTGTGATTCGGGAATTATACAATCATCATAGAACTCTTTTTTAGCCTCTAAATATGTATTATACTTCGAGGTATCGGGCAATGCCATTAATGGGGCAGGTATTCCCATCGCCAACACAACTGCTCTATAATCAGCATTTTCACTATCGAACAATCCTAATTCAGTAGGTGTCCTTGTCAATTTAGTTGCTCGCATAGGTATCTTTGTAATCATTGTATGCCACTGATTCGACAAACTGCCATATTTGCGATATTCTTTTTGTATTTCCTCAATTTCCTTTGGGTGCAATGCTGTTAATATCCCAGCAGCATCGCCACGTTCAGGACTCAACAATACTTCTGCACCTCTGTTTTTTATCGTTGTTTGTCTACTTTCAATTGAGAATGCTATATTTTCTATGTTTTTGTAAACTAAATCTAATCGGCTTTTTGGCTTTATAACCTCCTTAAGTTCAATAGAGGCATCGTAAATAGGTATCATATTATTCAAGTCATCGCCTGTTATATTATAACTCATTCCAAATAAGTTGATTTGATAACTTAACACGATTGATTCTTGATTGATGTATGAAGCTATTTTATAATTAACAGTAATTGCATTGTTCGGAATAACAACCATGCTTTTAACATCTTTGAAGCCAATCGGAACAATTCTATAAACATAAGCAACCCCATAAATATTCATGAACGTCTCAATAGTCTTAATAAACTGTGAGCGGTTTTGATATGCGTTCGGATTATCGATTACCTTTAAATCCTTTAAAAAAGCAGCGTTTGTAATTTTTTCTTCTTTGTCGTTTATAGCAACTATTTTGCCCGTACTTATCGCTTGCGATTTCTTCAATACTCCTATTCCAACCGCAGGACATTCTTCGTACATCGAATAATAGTTGTTCTTGTAAGAAACACTCTTAAATGATGATGGTAGGTAATTTATTGCTGAAATATTGGATTTCAACACATTAGCTCCGATTTGGTATGCTTTTACTATTCGCGAAAATATATTCATTGCAAAAATTTGCTACAAATATAAATGTTTTTATGATGTAATGCAAATAATTTTATGATTTATATCATGTTTTAATATGTGCTTTCAATATTGATTATATTAAATAGATAATTTATATTTGTAAAAAACTAAAAACATGGAAAAAGAAGTATTAATGTTTGGCTCTGTTACGGAAAAAGAATTATTGGACTTTGGATTTGTTCCTGATTTGGATTCAAAACAGAATAAAATATCTTATCCTGATGAAGGATTTCATTACGTATTAAAAAAAGAAGGACTTGAATTTTCTACATCACAATACTATCCATATTTAATTGTTGGCGTAGTCGGAAGTATTTATTATAGAGAAATAGTTACGCGGAAAATAACAAAAGAAAAAATACTAAAAGCTCTTGAATTTAAAACTAAAGATGATTTTATGTGGTTAGGTGATGATTAATATACCATATATTGCGTAGCGTACCCTGCTGCGTCCCAAAAGTGATTGAAGTCGTCAATAGGTTCATCGAGCTTTATCCCTCTTATTTCAGCATAACAGTAATTTTCTTGTTCTTCCTGTATGTACTGTCTTTTTACTAAATTAATTTGCTCGCGGTTTATTAAATCAATTCTATGTTTTACGCATCCTGGAAATTTCTTTACAGGAACAAACTTAAAATTTAACCCATCATTCATCGCGAATGTGTTGAGGTCTGATATTTTTTGGGGTTGAGCTGAATCGCTTATACATACTATCTCTGTTATATTGTTTTGATTCGCCCATGATTTTAAAGCCTTGTAAAAATTAATCAATCCGCTATTACTATCGTTTTGAATATCTGAACCTGTTGCCATGCTTCCGTAAATAGGACAATCATACCAACGACCTTGCTCATTCTTGCATGCCTGAACAAAAGCATATACTCCCGTTGTATTACCAAAGTCAAGCCCGTATAAGTACCTTTCAGTATTATCGGTCATTTTATCTACCCAATTAACACGTGGAAATACCAAGCCTTCCATACTTCCACGTTCTCCACACGTATATACTTTATATCTATAAGCATTTGCCGTACCTTTTTGAATATTCTCAACTGTCGGTTCATATCCTTGCAGTTCTTTTTTAACAGCTTCGGGGCAATGCTTGTTATTTTTATATGTCGTTTTTGTGAATATTGTATTTTCGCGTCCTTCCCATTTGAAAATCCAATGTTGAGTAAATTTTGGATTCCAATCTGCTATAAATAGCATAGTACACCTCATGTATATTCCTCTTATTAAACTTTCACTTTGAATTTCTAAAGCCTCATTTAAGAAACAAATATCACTCGGATACCCCTCTGTATCTTTTTCATCGTCTAACCCTCTGAACTTAATTATGTGCTGACCTATTTTGTAATTAGGTTTCGGGCTTGTAACGTATGCGTTTTGGTCGTATATTCCTATTTCTTTCGTGAATCGTATAAATTCATCGAATGTTTTATCCCGACATTCCGTCAAAGTCTTGCGAAGTATATAAATTGAAAGGGGCTTTTTAATGTGCCAACAAAGATAAACTATTAAATGAAATGTATCCCAAGTTTTCGAGCTGCGACTACCACCCTCATTGCATATTGTTAATTTATCTGACCTATCACGATTTGCAAATTTTTCGAGCATGTAATAAAATAAATTATTAGGCTCAAATTTCAAATTGTTACTTTTTTCGGTCATTTAGTTATAGATTGTAAGTACGTATATCGACAAAATAAAACAGATTGTAATTAAAATGTATTATTCTAATTCTAAATTATTACCGTTTATCTGAATTGTTATAGGTGCGTTTTGTTTTAACTCCTTGCCATCGCTTGTTAAGTCTACTTTATCTCCAAACATTTTAGGGTAGTATTTTGCAGCCTTCCATTTTAGAGTATCTATAATTAGCCTCGCTTGTGGAACTTCTAATTTTTTTGTTCTAACCTCATCTAAAACATCGTCAATTTTAGCATCTATCATTTCAGCTTTATTTTGTATGCTACTCACGTACAAGTTGCGTAATTCGTCATTCTCATTCTTCCATCTGCACCAAGTTGTAAAATCAGGATATGCTTCTTTATTTGAAGAAAGAATTTGTTTTATATTTTCACCTTCTTCAATTCTTTTGCATATATCTTTACAAAGCTCAAAATCGTATTCGCTTAACCGTGCCATTATTTCTTTTGTTACATTTACCAAAACAATCAATTACAGTTTCCGTATATCCTGCTGCTTGTCCGTTTTCATCATATACCGGATATATACATTCCTTGCAGTTTTCTTTCTCACAACTGAACATTACAGCTAATAAGATTATGAATAATAGTTTTTTCATCAGTTCAAATTTATATTACAAATTAATATCAAGTTTACGGTCTTGAAATAAACCCGTTCTTTGAATACCGCTTTGCTTCTTTGTAAATTTCGTAAGCGTTCGACAAATGCAGTACTATCGCTGTTATAATTAGTCCGAGTATGTAAGCCCATAAAGGTAGAATAAATAATAATTCTGTTAATTTAATAATTACTCCAAATAGGAATAATTCAAGCAAATATAATATAATTTTTTTCATTGTGCAATTATTTTAGTTTATTTTCATTTTCAACTGTTTCAATTTATAAATTATTCCTTTTTCTTTACAGTCATTTGCGAACCACATGCCAGCAGAACAA